CCCAGCACAAATCTCAGGCGCAGCTACTGACGTCGCATTTACAGCAAGCAGTGCTGATGCTTGAGTGGTTGGGTTATAAATCGCATACAACGCTACAAATCCAGTTGCCGGTACTGTGCCCGTATCCATGCCGCCAACGCCGGTAGTGGCAAGATTAACTGATTTATTGAAGCTACTTAATTTGTATTGACGCCCTCCCAATGCTGTCTGAACAATCAATTCATCTGCTGTAAAAGTCGCTGTCGCCGCTGTCGTTGTAATACTCATTCGCGCATTACGTGAAGTTCCCACCACGCCGGTCAATTGTGGTAAATGTGCGACGTCGCTTAAACCAAGGTTTAAGAGAGTTGCAGCCAAAGCGGCGGGACCAGCTGTTTTAATTTCAGAAAGGTTATTTGCTACTTTTAAAAAGTCATTACTATCTGAGCTGATAAGAGTTGTAATAGCCTCACTAAGTTGAGACAAATTTTCTTTATCGGGAGTAATACCCGCCGCAGCTAAAACATTCAGAATTTCAGCCTGAATGATGTTGAACCACGCCTCGCCAGGCCAACTTGGAGGTATACCATTTCCACCTTCAGTAAACCATTTCGTGGTATTACTCTGCACAGGCGGTAAATTTGGCATAACCGGTACGCCTGTTTCGTTATCTAAATGAAACATTAAATATCTCCTTCATATATAAATTCATAACCCGTTCCCGCCAGTCGATATTTATTTAAAACACATTCGAGCATCATGGCCTGGTCACTAACAAGGGGGGTAAGCACATGATCAAGCACCGTAAAACGGCCATCAGGTATCTGATAAACATGTACTTTCAATACAAATCGATAACGGGCGGGATACAGCGGATAGGTACAGCTTCGCAAGCAGTGATGGGGTAATATCACCTCAACTTCAATAGTAAAGCCCAGAGCGGCGGCTACCGCTTCAATCTGCCAGGGAGCCAATCCACCTTTTCGATAGTATTTCTCAATAACAGCATTGCGACGCGAATCAAAAGTAATATTGGGAATATTGCATTCAGGGAGTGCTAAGTAGTCTTCCCACTCAGGCAATAATAAAACCGTAGTATCAGGGCGCATTTCCAGCAATAACAAATCAGCACTGCTTTCAGCTCGATTTAAACGCCCGCTAAAGCCCCTTATAAGGTTGCTTAAATTAGCGGTTACATCGCGTGGCCATGCCTTACCACGCGGCATTAATTGCTGTAAGACATTTTGCCAAGCCGTTACGCTGTGAGCCATGTAACTTCTCCAATCGTAATTAACTCTTCATCCTGGCAAGTAATATCAGCGGCAATATTAAGTTGATAATCCTTAACACCATTAGCAGTACCAATGGCAGTACGTAACGCTGAAAGCAATAATGTTTCGCCTGGTGATAACTGGCGTTGTAATAGATTAAGGTTAGTCAGCGTTGCCGTGCGGGTTTCTGCGGTATCCGGTGTTAATTTTATATTCGGATTGAGCGGTTTTAATGTAAGGTCAAATATCCATACCTCAGTGCCACCAGGCTTACCAACATATTCGCCCGTTGCTGGGTCAGTATGGCGAAACAGATATTCATGCATCGCGGTTTTATCGGCAGACGTAGGGGTAATATCTGTCCGGCCATCATATACCCACGCCAATCCCACCGTGCCTAAACCGTGCCATAAGTCTTCAGACCAAGCACGGCTTACACCTGGCACTTCACGTACCCAACCGACATAATCATGAACAGCACCACCCACTGGGGGATTTCGCTTACGAAATAACAAACGGTCTAACAACTCACTGATTGGCTCAATATCGGTACCGTTCCTGATACCGTCATCACCCACAACACCAACGCTCTCTACACCAGCTATCGGCTGTATCAACGTTAATGTACTCCCGCCGTCTATGTTGCCAGTGGAACCAATAATATCGGCCTGAACAATAACGGTGATAACCCCATTAGCTGACTCACCGGCATCAATAACGCTGTAGCCTATACCAGTTGCCGTCTGCATTTCTGTATCAAGCGGAATCGGCCTATTACCATTAAATACCACTGGCCCAGTGGCAAAAGTGGCTTGTTTTTGAATAACACCTTCATTACGGGCAGTATCAATAATTGTTTGATCATCTGAGTTCGGTGAAGGAATTATTTGTGCCACAATCCAAGATTGATAATCATACAAATCACGAATACTACCGCTTACTGCAATATTTAAAGCACGCTCAACACCGACAATCGGTAATTGCTCGTCTAATTCAATTTGAATATCTTGTGCGCCGGTATTAATAAGCTGGCGAATAGTTGGCACATTAAATGGCATATTCAATCGCCTCCCAGCGTTTTTTAATTTCTACCGTCAGTGAAGTTTTATCAGGGCGGGTTAACAGTACGGATAACCAAATCCAGTTGGTTTGCGGGATTGTGGCTTCAACTTGAATTGACCTTACCAGACCAGCACGCGCCAGCGGTTGAAGGGCAATCCCTGCGTAGTTCTGCGCTTTAAGGCGAACCTCTTCAGTGAGTTTTTCACGCTCAAGCAACCACAGCCAGGAACCCCATTCAAACTCACTGAATGAATCACCAGGCCAACCGCGTCGGTCATCCGTTCCATCCGGTATTTCATCGCTGGTCTTTGCTTTAGCATCAGTAAACAGACAAATCAGGATTAAAGTAACAAGCCCTTCGTCAAGCGAAAGGCCATTGTGGGTTATTTCAATATCACCGCCCGTGGGGACGTGCCAATTTAATCTGATGGTCATAGCATTTTCGTTGTTTCAGCACCGTCGCCATCCTCATGAATATGGTCAAATATACTTTTTCCTTTAACCGTAATATCATCTTCAAAGTTTGTCGGGCCGGTGACATTGATGAGTTTACTATTAATGTCACATTGTTCTTCAGCAACCAGATTAACTCTTTTCCCCCTTACTTCTATTAACCCGTTTTTCTTCAAAATAATGGTATGCCCCTCTTTGTGATAAAGGCAAACATCGTTAGGATCCAGCCCTTTTGGCCGACTGTTTTTATCTTCTACAGCAATGGCAATCTGACCAGAACGGCGACCACCTACGGCAATGACAATGGCTTCAGAGCCAATTGGAGGGACAGAGGTTAATCCGTAGTTTTGAAAGCGTTCAACCTCGTCATTGGTTTCATCGGCAAGAGATTGGAGCTGAAGGTTTTGACGGCCCAAACTATCAGTGACCATCCGCACTACGGCACGATCAACAATTAGTCGCATACGCCTACCGAGGGCAGTGATTGACCGGCCAAAATTAGCAATATCTAATCCCATGTCACCCCCACTTGAGTGCCTTTTTTACCTTTCTTGCTCTTCGTGTTTTCGGCTGGCATATCCATAGACTCAGGGGGAACTAAAGACAGTATTGTTAATCGACCATTATCCCCTTCTGAAAAGGAAACGGTTTTAATTAACCAGGTCGCATTCAATTGCTGAATAGCGTCTTCTACTTGAACAAGCTTATTTGTCTGCCAGAGTGGGCCGCTATCATTATTCTCCCGCCACCCCGCCAGAGTTATTTCAGAGGTGTTGGCTTCACCTAACGCGCTGGCCTTGAGCCACTCCCCACGTGCACTGGCTCCGCCAACGGTTAAGTTATCTTCATTAACCAATATCTTTGGTCGATAGCGGGTGATTTCAGGGTCACTGATAATTATCTGGCGGCCACCAACCACTTTAACTGGCTGTTCACCCCATGTAGTACCACCGGCTGATGCAGAGCCTTTGATAATGTATTGGCTAGCTCGCTCACGCCAACTGAAACGTCCACGTGCGGCAAGAATATTTTGACCAAGGACAAGAGACACACCGGCACGCTTTGTTGATGCACGTGTAATAATTAACCGGCCCCAAGCATCTGACGTCATTAGTACACCCCGTTGCTTGGCCATACGGTCAAGTAACTCGAATCCGGTTTCACCTTGTTCCAAAGTGATGTTGCTGAACGTATCACCAGTATCAGTTTCAGTGATGATCTGAATACCATAAGGCTTACATATAGTGGCGGCTATTTGTTCCAGTTTCTGGCCACGCCACTGGCCCGACTTATCAACAACAGAGCTATCAACCAGGTCACCGGTTTTATCACGACCAAGCACCCGCAAAGAAACAGAGGTTGCATCATAACTCGGGATGAAATCATCAATGTAACCGGTTAATACACGGTCTGGCCCTATGTCGACACTACAAGGCATACCAGGCTTAATGGCGCGAGGGGCGGCATCTGACCACTGGGCGGTGACAGTAAGATCAAACTCACCAGCGATACTGTCCAGCGAACGGTTGATAACCATATCAGTCCAGCCGCCGAATATTTGGCCGTTAACACTCAATGTCAGTGGTTCACTCATTGCCAACAACCTCAATAGTTTGGGATGGAAGAATGAATGCGGGATAACGCAAGCGGTTACGAATAACCAGGGCATCACGTTGCTCGGCATCGCCGATTTCGCGCCAGGCTAACAACATCACCGGCACCGAATGACTTGGGGATATGCGACGCAACTCTGGTAACTGGACGCTGCGAATACGCACATCATTCACCACGGCAAATCGCAGATCACGTAATGAACGCCAAAGTTCACGCTGGCCTGATTCAACGGCAATATTGGCTTGCTCTCCCAGCCGTTCTGCCAAGGCATCACCGATAGTTGTTGCCTGCTGGCTGGTTTCAAATGTGGTTGTGGAGACGGTTTCAGCCTGAGCAACTAACGCAGAGGTGATAACCACTGCGCGAAAATCATCGATATTGGCTTGCATCGCAGCCGAAATATCAACCAGAGAGGCAGGAGTAACACTGCTGGCCGTTCCTGCATCGGCATTAACCGCAACATTGTTTGCTAAAGAGTTTGTAGCGGCTCTTGCTGCTCTGTCGCCATCCCAACGGTCACGCAATTGGTCATACACACGCAATGCCCACGGTGCCTCGGTCACCAAATCTTTCATATCACTGACCAGGCCAGTGATATCCCGAATCATTTCGCCTGGCACGGCGATAACGATTCCAGACAGGCTTTTAAAGCGGTTTAGCCTGTCCATCCATTCATTCAGTGCTTCGGGCAAGGTTGGCAAATTAGCCACAAACCCTTGTAAATCATCAAGCAAGGTATCAACCATGCTACCCAAGCCATCAAGGGCGGCAAAGTAATCACCATTGGCCAGTGCATCTTTCACTGCGTCAGCACCGCTTAACGTGGTGGCGGTAGTATCTTCTTGCTGTGCTGGAAAAAGTTGTTCACCCGCTTCATAAACCTCAAAAGAAACATAAGCAATGCCTCCCTCTTCGGTGGTCAGTTTATGGGTAACTTTGCCTACCTGTACCTGCTGAATACCAAACCATGGATGAACCAGGTCACCAGGCCCAGGAGTGTTCAGCGCGGCCAATAGCTGGTTTAACTGGGTTTTGTAATCTTTCCCCAACAGCTTTGCATTAATTTGCTGCTCAGTCAGTACCGCGCCGTGGTCTTCAGTCCAGCCCACTTCCTTTTTCGGGTAAGCGTGAGGGATCGCCCTACGGCCACCAGTACCTTCAACATCGACGAAAAAGAATGAAACGCCACGAAATGAAGCGGGTAGCAGGTCTTCCCATTGGGTTTTAGCCATCAGTCTTGCCCCACATTACGTACGCCAGATTGCGCACTGAGCGTCACGCCTGGCTGATTCATGGAAACGCTTTTGACTCGGGCGTCACCCTCAACGACCACGCGAATTTCGCCTTGCAGTTGCGGGGGAACCATCGGATAGATTGACGCTTGATTCTGTGACTGAAGGGAAGCCCAAGGAGACGGGTCTTTATACTCGGGAGTTGAATTTATCCACTCTTTGAGTTCTGCCCATACTGAGGATGGATCAACTTGAGTGGCTTTAATATTGCTACTTTGGGCAGCATCATCAGCCCAGGCTCGGAAGGACGAGTTCTTAGCCCATTCACCAGCGCCTGATGCATCGTAAATGGTCTTTGCGCCCCAGTGAGCTAACTCATTCTGCGCATAAACCATCGCACCTCCCGTTAAAGCACGAGTTGCTGCTCCCCAAAAACCGCCTGAGGTCGGGGCCGGTGGTGCTGTAGGATTTCCACCTGGCAAAGGTTGCTTCGGGCCATTTGGATTACCACCAGTGGGGAGTCCTCCAGTTCCCATATTGACGACATAAACAGGCATCACACCGGAACCAAAAACATCAGTAACGCCCTTTGGCACCCCTTTTTTACCTGGATTAAGGAAATCATAAGCACCTTTACCAATCTGATATGCTTTGCGTGCAGCAAGGAGTCCACCCACAGTAATAGCTACATTTTTGCCAATTTCTAGCCAGTTCTGCACGGTTTCTTGGTCTACTGAATTCAATGCATCGGCCAGTTCCTGAACCGGCTTGGCCAACTGCGCATTAGCAAATTTTTGGCCGATAGTGGTTAAACTCTGTAAGGAGGAGGTAAAATCCTGCGCGGCATAGTTGGCATCAGCCATAATGCTCGCGCCATCGGCAACCACACCCATATAAGTCTTTAATTTTGCCGCCCCAGCCTCACTGGATACACCGGCGATCAAGTCCATACTCTCTTGACCAAACCCCACTTGCATCAACTCGCCACGCTGACCTTTGCCACCTTTTTTGCCACCGCGCATAGAACCGGTTGAAATCTCGCTCAGCAAGACAGGCAAATCACGAATCGTGCCATCTTTGTTAAAAACATTTACCCCTTTTTGCTTAAGGGTATTTACCACTTTGGGATTTTGCAGGTCGCGAATAAAGTTCTCCACCATGGTGGCGGTTTTATCTCTATTCGCAGTAACGTCTTGTGCCGCTTCGGCAGTAGCCGCAACCGACATAACCCCGCGCACCCCTTTACCACCCGCCGCTGCATACAACGATAGCGATGCAGGCAGCTTTTCAGCCATGTCTTTTAGCTCAAATGCACCTTCTTTACCGAGCTTGTTCATGCCATCCAGCGCCAAACGAACAGTGTCAGAATCCTGAATAAGAAACTTGCGATACTCAGCAATCAGCCCGCCGATGCTTTCACCGGAACCACCCGAACCTGCAACGGTTGCACCAATATTCTCACGGTTTTGCACCGCAAAATCTAAATCGCCAGTACGCCCATTAATCTCTTCATATGCGCCAAAAATCTCGCTACTATCGACTTTAAACTTGATTGACACATCTTGAATATCGCCAAAAACAGCCTGCATATCTTGCTTGGTTTTATCCGCAGTAATACCCAATCGGGTTAAGCGGCGGTCTACCGTGGCGTATTGTTTTAACATCGCGCCGCCAGCAAAACCGGCAATTGCCGCACTATACCGATTACCCAGTTGGTCTAACCCACGACCTGCTGCTGCACTGGTTGCCTGAATAACCGACATAGCCCGTTTATTATTTTGAGCAAAACCAGACATACTGCTGCCATACTGGCGAGCCTTCGCCACAAGGTTACCCGCCAGATTGATGATGATTTCAGTGTCAAGACGGCTTGCCATGTGACTTCCTCAATTGTTCGGTGATACGAAACAGTTGTCGTAACGGCAACTGTTCCAAATAGGCGGGATGAAATCGGGCAGATAGATTCGCAATTAAGCTAATTAGCGCCGCCGCCATCGGCATTAGCTCGCCCCCGTTCAGCTACCTCCGTGAGCATGTCATCCATGGCTTCGGCGTTCTGAGTCAACAATTTGAAGTCATCAGGATGGAGCTGCAAAACCTGCTTTAAGCTTAAAGGCCCAGGGATTGAACCAATACTGGCGATTTGACGGCGTAATAACTCCACCCCCATCATCACTTCCGAGCAATACGCCACTGCTTTACCGGACTCACCGATAACAACACGCTCCGCTGCAAGCTGAGCATCAACGATATCTTTGGTGGTCAACTCACGTAATTGCACTTCGGTATGAAGGGTTTCATCAGGTGAACCCTTGGCTGTCACCAAACCATTGGGTAGCGTCATCGTCATTTGAGCCATGAGTTACACCTTAACCAAACGTGTGCCGATGAAATTAGCTTCAATCTCACCAGAGTCTTCACTGAGAGGTGTCGGGTTATCGGTGGCCGCACCGGTCAGCATGTAGGACAACCCGTTATCACCTTCAAACATGACAGTGACATTTTCCCAATTACTGATTTCAATCACGTCAACATCTTCAGCAGCGGCAATCGTTAACTGAATTGACGGCACCGCCATTTTGCGCGAATACCCCCAATGCTTGCCGCCGCCACTGTGCATAGTACGGGCGACCCCACCTGGGTTAAGGGTGGATTTACCTGCTGTTTTAATCTCGCGGCCATTAACCCGAATCGATGCCATGCCTAAAATCATGATGCCCCCTTAGAGCTTGAATTGGATCAAACCAGCCAGCACACGCAACTGATTGATGATGTTGGGATGGATGACAAAGTTCAGACGGTTCATATCGGTGGTGTCACGGTAGACGTCTAACGTATCCTTGTAGTTGTCAAAATCTTCAACAAGACCAACCGGCTCCAACTCGGTCAAGAAGATATCAAGCAACTCTTCTCGGCCTAGCTTAGGGGTCATGACTGGCTGACCAGGTTGTAGATGTTCCAGTACATCATCGCCGGCTAACTTGTGGCGGGGATAGCGATTGGTGAAGCGGTTTTTAATGACATAACGGATATGGCCAAGGGTCGCCGGTGACGTGATATCAAGGTATGAAGTATCCGCGTCACCAAAGCTATTAACGCGATAAGTGGTGATTTCACGCTCAATACACACATTACCGCCAGCATCAACAAAATGCGTGGCCACGCCATCGAACAGATGAAGATTACGTTCAACAGGATCCCAGCGAACTTCTTTAGCCGCAGGAAGGATGCCGGTTAATGCAAGAGTTTGCAGGGGGCGAGCGGGGTCAATGGCCAAAGAATATGCCGCCGTTCCCGCATAAGACGCCGCCCACAAGTAGGCGGGTTGTGGCGCAATGTTGGTTCCCATGCTGGTTATCAGGAAGTCATTACGATTGTTACCCCAGGTGCCAGTTTGGGCATGAGTACCACGAATGGCGGTATACGCAATGGCCTCCACCATGCGCAGTGGCCCCCAACGATCAAGCAGTTCATCACGTAAGGTATTCAGGCTGGCTACATCATTAAAAGGACAAACGATATGGTTGAACCAGTCATCACCCAACGCTGCAATAACACTGGCCATATCCGGTGTACCAGTACCACCAGTGAATGCTGAAGTGGTAACACTTAAACCGGCAGGCGTTTGCTCACCCACGTAGTAATTAAGTCGTACATCGAGATCGTTAGTGGTTTGCCCGTTCCACTTGGCAGTGAGTACGACTGTACTCGTTTCATCTGCTTTAACCGCAGCAATCACCGGTAACGATGGCAATGCATTAATAGCGGCAATAATAGCGCCGGTAATAACAGCGGCTGCTTGCTCCGCTTTAACGCCGACTTGCACCGACTCACCACAGACCAATAACGATAATGTCCCAGCGGCGGTAGCGGTACCGGTAACAATAAGTTGAGAGGTTGCAGCAGCACCGGCGGCTATATCGTCAATACCCATAGCCCAAGTTTCTGTATAGCTGTTGGCCTTACGCAAGGTTTTAAGCATTTCAGCCAACATAGAACCACGCCCAAACAACTGATTGGCCGTGCTGTCACTGGTAATGCGGTTTTGTGTCAGTGGTTCGGCAGTTCCGCTGGCCAGTTGCTGGCCAATAACTAAAATCTTATGTTGTTGCGCCGGAGCGCCATTCAGTGCCAAAGAATTATCAATCTCGATGTAAACCAGTGGCACGCGAATATCATTAGGAATTGAGCCTAGCGACATATTATTTCTCCACTTTTACAGTTTTAGCAGCCGGTGTATTGCTAACGGCTTGCTCAGTTTCAGCGACAGTGGGCGCGAGTTCTGTTACCTCTCTAACCTCAAGATCACCTTCAGAAATCCGGCGCAACCAGAACGCATTCAGGGTTACCGTTTCCCCGTCAGCCGCCAGAAGCGAACCATCGGGCTTGCGTACCTGTAAGTTGGCTTTGGGTTTAAGCATTTTCATTTTCATTACTTTCTTGTCCTCTTACGGGGATAACGGCTTCAATGACAGGAACGCCACCTTTCGGCGTGGCGTGCATACCGAGCCGCAGGAAATCAGGTAACTCACTGATATCAAAATCAGTATCGAGTTTATATTCCTGACTCCACATCACGGCCCACATCGTCAGACCTAAATCATCCAGGCTGCCGCTGTAGATGTTATCGGCGGAAATAGCGTCAGCGCGCTTCTCGGCCCCCATACCTTTGGTCGATGCCATCTCAGTGATGCGGCGTACAATTTTGGCCACGATAATTTCACAACGCAGGTCACGGCCATATCCCCACGTATCAGTAGCCATCACATAAGCTGCAAAGGTTACAAGGCCCACAGTGCCACCGGCCTCATGCCGAATATCTCTGATGCGTAACGCAGCAATACGAACACAGCCATCACGGTCAGATAAATATCGCTTCACTTCCGCTGGGGTATTGAACTGGCCAATGTGCCGCTCAACGACGGGAACCTGGTCAGGGTTATTGCCTTGAATAACTGGGTTTAGCCAGGCTGCAATTTTATCCGCTGCAGCAACCGTACTGCCAAGTGTGACCAGGCTAGGGCGTTCATTACTCACGGTAATACCTCTTTCCAAAAGTCACCGATAACATGCAACAGCTCTTTACTGTTGCTGCTCGAAAGGCCAAGAAACTCACGTTGTGCGATTGACATCATGCGGCTGTGAGCACCAACTGTTTGCCAAACGGGATGTTTAAGTACCCGTCCAAACGCCTGTTTAATCAGGCGTTGATGTGAGCCAACGGAAACGCTGCCATTAAACCCTTCCTGATGAACCCGGGCATATTCCAACGGCGTACCAACCCGTACCTGATTACGCTCAACAACATAGGTAATGCTATCGTTCAAATTCCCGTCACCTTGCAGCAGGCTTTGATTTCCATGACGGGTTTTAGCATAACCGTCTGACCAATCCTGCCAGGCAGTGCCACTGGGTGATTCTTTCTCATCCGTGATACGTCTGCGGGTTTGGGTCTCGACAATCGCACCAAGGCTTTCCAGTAGTTCGCCGCGCAGACCGCTATCTGCTAAACGCTCTACGGCCTGTTGAAGTTGGGCGAGTTTTTCTGTGCCGAACACTTCAACCTGAATCCCCATTACAACACCCCTTTCAGGCTGTTACGGGTGAATATGCGGGGGTTTTCACCGGTCATAATGACCTTGCCGCTGGTTGTTTCAGTCGGTTGTTCTAAGGTCGGTAATCCCAAATCACGCGTGCCATTCGCAATCTCTTTAATCACTTTGATAGCATCTTCATAGCGCTTACGAACCAGCTCGGTTGCCTGATTGTCTCTGTCAGCCAGCCAGTAGAAAGCGATTGAAATGGCTTGCCGGTTCAGCATTGACGGGACAGTCGTTTCCAACGGCACTTTAAAACGACGTGACAAGAGCGAATTGATCTCTTCATCGGTAGCCGTCAGAGCCTTGGCAATGGCCACTTCATCGAGTGTGTTGGTTTCCCGATTAATGGCCACGTTCCAAACATAAGAACCGTCCGTATCAATCAAGTCCTGGCGGGTTACGTAAGCGCTCATCATTACTCTCCAGCCACAACAGGTACGACAGTCACGCGCAAATGAGGATCACGTTTTAAACGGGCCGCAGTATCAGCGCTGATAAATGGCGCAAGATTGCAGGTATCCGTTTTACCGCCATCGTTATCAGCACCAGGCTCATCACTGACAAGCACATTGATACCGGAATGAGGCCAGAACTGACCGCAACGATAAAACCCATTGACATGAACCGCTGAAACCAAGAGCACTTCAGTCAATGCAACTTCACCAGACTGAGACAGGTCATTCATCAGCGAGCCGATTTGGGCTTGCGAAAGCTCAAGTTGGTCGGCGTCAAGTTGCGTCCCCGCTATGCTGGCTGATTCATGTGATTGGCGATTGTCTTCAATCACAATAGAAACAGTGCGATTGGTATCACCGGTCACTCCAGTAATTGGCTCATCCGGTTTCTGTGTCGCACTGAGTTGCTCAAGCTGAAGATTTCCTCCCGCATCCAGCGCTGTAAAAGCCGACGCTGTAGCGTGTTTATCTTCCGGTGAAAGAACCGTTTCGATTTGCTTTTGCTTTGTTTTTCCACTCACTGTTCCGTCCTCTTTAAAGGGGGGGTTAGCGGGCGTTAAACACCCGCTAAAGTTGGATAATATTGACTGAGCAATACGGTTATGGCGTAACCGGTGGTGTGACGATGAACGGGCTATTCACAATTTTGACGTCTTGGTAATAGATGTTGGAATCACCACCATCGACTAACATGGCCTCAATCAAACGCTTAGCGGCTGCACGATTGCTTTTCCCCACAACGAGCGTGGTTGGCGTAATACCCAAAGGGGTGCCATTGTCTTTGAGCATTCCTTGCATCAGCTCTACAGCTTTCTCGTAGTTGGCGGCAGTCAATGGGGTACGGGAGGCCACAGCGGTTTGCCAGAAACCAAAGCCGACATTGGAACGCGCATCGACACCAAACAGGAATTCGTTGTTCTTGAAGGTATGCTCATTGCTCAAATCCTCCAGCGCAGTGAAGTTAAAATCACGACGGTTTTGGTAAATGATCGGCTTGAGGATTTGAGAACCATCGATAAGGAACCACGGTTCACCCAGTTCTTCACCCGTACCGACAATGTTGCTGTAGGTTCCACCGGCCATCGGATGGTCGGTATCAAAGAAATTCTGACCATCAAAACAAAGTGTATGGAAACCAGCCACCAACAGCGGGAATGACAGTTTGTCAGGGAAAATCGCCGTATCCTGTCCTATGCGTTGTGCAATAACCGAATACTGACCAACTTGATCATCTTCAATCGATTCACGTTTAACTTTGATCGAGCTTTCCCAAGTCTTGTTGAAAATGGTGTAACCATTTTGGGCTAATTCCGCGAACTGGCGTGCACCAATCCACTCTTTGATCTCCGGCCAGTCACCCAACCAGGCATAGGTATTTGACGCACCACCACTGGGAATAATCGTCGCGATTTCCTGATACAACGGCTTGGCCCCATTAAGACCTTTGGTAAACGACGCATTTAGCGAAGTGCTGATTGCGTGCAAGATTTCAGCATTAGGAGTTGGCATTGCTGTTATTCCTCAGTGGTTTTCGGTTTAGCTGCCAGGAATTCATCTTGACTGATGCCCATGCTGCGACACATCGCCAGCTCGGTATCAGTCAGTTCCGGCGCGTCGTTCTGACCATCTTTTTTCGGGGCTGGTTTTGTATTAACAATCACCGGCGCCCCCTTGACGAACTCAGTGAACTGTTGACGTCCACTTTCACTGCGGCAGGTGGCGAGGTACATATCGCGGTTTGCGGGAGCGACCTTGCCGCTGGCAATCGCTGAATCCACCAGAGAAGCAACGTCTTTCTCCGCCAGTACATTCAGTTTGGTTTCTGCTTCTGTGGCGCGGTTCAAGGCCAACTCATAGGTTTCCTTGGGTACAAACGTGCTTAGGTCAGGGTTTTGAGCACGGTTTAACGCCACTTGCTCTGCGGTTTTCAGGCTCTGGATAGCAGTGACGCCGCTTTCAACGGTGGCATCTGCGCCCAGACCTAACGCTGCCGCAATCAGTTCAGGCAGTTTCATATCGGTGTTCTCCGAGTTAAGGGCAGGAAAATCTAAGTTGGGTTTGTTGGTCAGTCCTGCGCTGGACAGCTTGGTCACCAATCCATCAGGGGTGTTATAAAATGCGGGGCTGTAATAGCGATATTTACGGCCACGGACTTGCGCCGCGCCATCATCGTTCCAGTTGAATTTACCCATAATAAAAGCGCCATCAATTTTGAGGTCTTCTATCCAGGCATAGGCGGGGGCTTCTTCGCCTTTCGGGCCTTTCAGTTCTGTGGCATGTTCAACATCAACAGGGATAAAGAGACCAGACAGCGATTTGGCAATTACCGCTTCAGGTTCATTGTTTACCCAAACGCGACCATCGCGGCCCTTAAACAGACCAATAGGCAGCACAGGAAGCCATTCAGGAAGTGGCTCATCTTCTTTGCCAATATTCAGTTCGAAACACAGAGCCACGTAATTCGCAGGCATGGAATTTATCCGCATAGGAAATCATGCAGACAGTGTGAAATGAATAGGGGGGATAGGTGGATTAACCGCTTTCCCTCTAATCGAGGGGCGGAACCGTGTTTAAAACACGTTTAAAAGAGCACAGGAACGTTTAACAAAATTCCTGTGCGTCATCGTATCACAATGCGGGTTAAGGTCACTACGGTAGGTTCAGATGGGTTTCCCAGTGAAACTAACTATCACCATCGAATACTTGCTGTTTAGTATTGAGCTGACGTTCTAGCGCAGCCTGTCGATTGATTCCTGGGTTGTAATTCCAGCCTGGATCAATTCCTTCTGGGATCAACTCTTCTTCACCTGTTCGCTTATTCAACCACTTCACATTCTTGACAGGTGGTGCCTCAGTTTTTAGCAGCGTCTTGGTTTTGCTGACCTGCCCCGTAGGTAAACCATTATCATCATAGACAGCGGTGGTTTGTGTTGCGCCGTTCTCAAGCAACTGCGCATATTCATATTGACTGACCTGGCGAACACCGCATTTACAGCCCCAACCATTAGGGCCGGTGTGAGTTAGCCAAAATGGGTGGTCAACCGGCAAACAGATATTGGCCCATTTCAAATGGTCTACACGATGTTCGCGGGAGGGGCCAAGTGTATAGATCAAATATGGCATAGCACGTTTGGTTCGCTCTATGCGTTGCCACTGTCCTGCCGTTCTGGCAGTGCGCATATTGGTATCATAGAGAGTACGTAATCGACTTTCGCTCCCCAACTGTACGGTTTTAGTTTCATTGGTTAGTGGGTCAACCATATCGCGGATACCCCACCAACCCCGCTTTACCAATAACGGCTCTAACACTTGCTGAAACTCTCTGAAAGTCTGGCCTGTTGCCAGTGCGTTGCTCACCAGCTCCTTCACGTCATTGAGTAAATCGAGCTGTGTCATTTTGGCAACCGTAAAGGCCGCACTATGCTCTTCAAGCCAAACATCACGGAAATCAAATCCAGGCTGAAGCCTTTTAGCCTTAAACCAGGCCAGTGCTTCTTTCGGTACAATATCGGGAATTTTATCCGGCATCACTTATATCCCCCATACCCCGAGCCTGAAAACAAAGCCGCGCTAGTTGGTCTACAAATTCGTCGGCATCCAGGCTGGCCTGTAATTCAGGCAAACGAGCAAGGAAATCTTCATAACTGGTGGCCTCGCTGGCCAGCGCTAACACCGGATTAGTGAATGCAGAGCCAACACGCTGCCAGTCGCTAATCCCTTCACGGGTCAGCGAGTCAATATCATCAGGGGCAGATTGGCGATTAAGGGCGATATTTTCACGGTTTAGTGCGGTGAACATACCAGCACTATTGGTAGGCTGAAGAATATCGGAACCGGCTTCCGGTTCGGGTAATCCGAATTTGTCACGTAATACTGACGCCTGCACTTTCATGCCACGATCAATCAGTGGGATTAACGCATCCACTAAGGCTTTCAGGTTCTCTGGTTCGTTAATACGCAGACAAACATTCGGATAGTTATCTTGAGGGCCATAGTTGAGCATGATGAATGGCCGCACCAGAAACTCATTCAGCGTATTCTCAAGTTGGCGGGCATCCCAACGGGCTATATCCATTCTGACCTGATTATGAACATTGGCCTGACTCTGGCTGCTACCATCATCAGTAGTCATTGTCTGGCCCAACACCGCTTTACTGGTTTGTGCGTCGCACCATTCGGCCATTCCCTTAAACAGGTCACCGCCACCCTGACGGCTGGCCGTTTCAACCATATCAATCTGCATTGATGCTGGAATGGCGCACCCCGCATCCGATGCCAAGGACGCGATAGCATCAATCAAGGTCTGGATATCTTCGGTACTGGCGTTCGGGCCATACTTTCCGAGCGTGATCGGCAAACCAAATTTCTCACCGAACGCCCACCAGTCACGGACGGTAAAGGATTTCAGCATATACATCACCGCCACCAACCGGGCCAGACCATTACGCAATGGCAAGCCAGATTTCAATCGCGGCTGATGGACGATGTACTTGTATGCAGCCAATGGTTCGCCATGGAATGGTTGCGCTTCAGTTAGAACATGAACTTGCCGCAACGTTTCGGCATCCATCTTCAGGAACCGGGGATCAACCCACGAATAGTCACGCGGTACCCATTGAGTACTTGATGAGATATCCCACAGGATTTCTACTACTGCGATGCCTTTTCCTAAGCCATCGAGCAAATCAAATAGCAGCTCTGGTATTTGTGGCCGTTCAATCATCATCCGTACTGCATCGGCTATTTCAATATCACGGGCATCATCACTGGCGGCTTCTACTGTGGGTTCAATCCCTGCCACGGTCAGCTTTCGGGTACGCAGCACACTTGAATAATGCAGGTCACGTTCTTCCATCTCTTCAGCCAGGATAAAATAATCCAGTGCATTACCTTCAGCCGCCTGGCGCAGTACACCTGCCAGACGTCGAGGATTCAAGGTGCTGGCCACGCTGATACCTGAATTAGCTCGGCGCATACCGCTTGAACGAGCGCGGGTTTGCTCTTCCTGAAGTTCATCTTTATTCACCGTTACCGCTTCGCCGGTAGCAGGATTTAACAGATTGCGGATAGCACCGGTCAGTTTGTTTAACATCAGAGTAGTCCTCGCTGATTTTTCAGCCCACGGGTGGTATGTAACTGGCGGCGTTCTTCGCGCTCATCTGGTCGTTCGGGTTTATTGAGCTTGTGCAGTTCGTAGCGACGGCAGTCTTCTTTGCTGGCCAGAAATGCCAGGAAGATTGCAATAGCTGCATCGCCATGGCGTTTCTTGCCGTCAGTGCCGGTGGTGCGACTGTCATCAATGCCTGGTACACCGCGCAATATCTGAATAGCACCCAAGTCGTTAATCACATCTTCATGCTTCGGCACTACCAGTTCGTTATCTTCAAACGCAGATTTAAAGCGCGGCATATTTTCACGATAGTGCGGAACAGAAAGCATCACCTGTTCCACTTCATTGCCATAACGATATGCCGCTTGCTCAGCCAGATATTGACCATTGCCGCGCGCATCCAGTTTTATACCGTCACGACGCGGTAAACGATCACAAATGAAATACAGTGCCTGTTCTTGCTGCTTGAAAGGGACATTGGCCAGTTCGACCAGGAAAGGAACCTCACGGGTGGTATCGTCATTCACCGTGATCGGCGCAAAAACAGTTAAGTCGCCATTACGGGCAAAGTCTTCACCCAGCGCATGACGTAAGTGGGTAGGTAAACGGTTGAGCACTGGCAATACAATTTGCTCTAACCATTCCTGCATCTCCAGTGCACGCATAGGCTCGGATAAGGCATTGAATTCAGCGGAGCCAGTAAAACGTAGCACAGGACCAGCTCCCCGCGCAGCACGTTCACGGATAGAACGTGGTAAATACACACCACTGCCGCTTTTCGGCTCGCAGTAATATTCCTCCCTGGCATCTTCCGGCGTGGCAGTGTCTTTCAACAAGTTGCCTTTCCACTCGTCTTCAGCCGCCTGGCTCCATTCTTTACGTGTTACCTGACAGATACGACGATAAAGCCCCTCACTACAGGCAATATCAATATCAATACGGTGAACGGAGTAGCGTTTTTTTCCTGCGCGGCTGTCAGTGATAATGGTATTAAAGAGATTATCAATACCGTTATGTGTGGAAATAAGCCGTACTTTAGAACCCCACATCGTCAGTGCCAGCGCCGCCTTAAGTACCGCCGCGAGGTCACTCTGGAATGCTGACTCATCTATAATGACGTTGCCCTGCATCCCACGTAAATTCGAGGGATTGGACGACAGCGCCTTGATCTTGAATCCGCTGGCAAAATTGATGACATAGACAAGAATGTCCTTATCTTCATCTGCAAGCACCTCTTCGCCGATATCTGAAGCAGCCCAATCATAAGCTTTCGCCCACATCGAGCAGGCATCGATAAACTCCCGTGCCATGTCTTTCGTCGTGCCGACATAGAAAGTGTCACAGCCACCGGCACTGGGAGCCATTGAACCGTTAAGCGCAGCGTCTGCCGCTTCTGCCCAAGTCAAACCGGTACGGCGTGACTTCTCGGCAATCTTCAGTTGGGAAGTATCAGCAATCCAGCGCCGCTGATAGGGAAGCAGCACTTGGTCAGCATCGAACTCACCCGATAAAATGGCCGATGCAGACTGATTCCGCAGTTGCTCATGTTGTGGCGTTAATGGGGTCATTATGCAATCCCCAAAATCTGGCGACGAATATCAGCCGCAGTTTCAGCAGAAAGCCCAGCTTGCTTGGTGATTTTTTCGGTTTGAGCGGCAACCTCTTCAGCAAATGCCTGGCGTATCTCTTTTTCGCGCTTGTGGCTGACCATCTGCGCCTGCTCAATGCGCTGCGCCACCAGTGCCAGTTGCCCCAAGGCTTTTGGCTCTACATGTTCCTCACCTTCAGCCAGCTTCATCGATGTTTCAAAAGCCAGCGTTTTGACAAACTCCATCAACAGCTTGCCGATATCAGTGGTGGGGGTCTCTCCAAATTTTGTTACCCATACATCAGCCATCTCCCGCGACTGACGTATACGTGATCCAATGGACTCCATACGACTGGCATAGCGGTTTAACCCAGTACGACTCACCCGCATCTCTTCAGGTAATGCATGGCCATCAATCAGCTCGTTAACCGCTTCCCTGATTTGTTCCTGGGTATAGCGTTTATCGCGCAACATCTGATGGAGTGCATCGCGAATAGGTTCAGGTAGCAAATCAATCTTTGATGGTCGGCCACGGGTTGGGCGTTCATCGCTCATGCTTGCTCCTTGCCATTTCTAACTGATTTTTACGCTGTTTTTTTATGGCTCTCGCCAATGTTTTCCAAACGCGGTCATATTCAGGATGGGATGATAGAAATGTGTTGAGAAGACCATCGGGGGCTGTGGCATCGTATGGGGTACCCTTTGCCTTTTCATAGGCTTGCGCAATAACTTCCCGCTCTATTTCACTGCAAACCAGAACGGCGGCAAGCTTATCAAAAATACCTCGTTGCGCTGCGGTATAGGGTTTTAATTTTGACATATCAACCCCTTGCCCGTGGTTTCTTAACACCCGGAACAGACGCCAACCCATTCGCCACATCTTCACCACGGCCAGTCATTCGGGCGACAAAGCAACCGGCCACATCGGTCAGACTGACCAAACGTTGCTCACTGAGCCAGCTCAAGTGGGTACGAACTGAATCGCGAGAAAGGCGATGACCATAGGCTTCCAGGCAGGTTTGCAAAACTGACTCGTTGGCACTTTCGCCGCACTCCAACAGGGAGCGCAAAATAACCAACCGTTGATCGCTATCGAGAATGTCACGCATCGCCATTCCTCACTTATCCTTTAATTCGTTTTCTAACAGCAGGTCGCTGATACGCTGTACTTGCTGTAATTTAGGCCCGAGTGACAGCAGTTCGCCGCGCAAGCTACTAATTTCCAACTGAAGCTGGTGAAGCTCTTTCTGGCTTGGTAACGCCGAAATAGAGGATTGAATCGACTGAATTTGTATTTTAAGTAATTCAATCTCTTCACGTTTCACATAAGTCTTCGCCAAAAACATTTGAATAAGATTGACCGCTGACATAAACAGCGCCCAGACAATGGCCCAGTTACTTCTTATAAACTCCCACTCCATGCTGGGCCTCCTTCAATTCTTTGATTTGCTGGCATGTCACACATCGAACAGCATCAAGTGCTAAACGCTGTGGGGGAATATTCTCCCCACAGTCGTTACAAAAACCGTATTCAATTGGAGCTTCTTTAACACGGTTTAAATGGGCGTTTAACGCCCGTTGCCGGTCATTAATTTCAATGTCACTTGCACGGTCAAAATCATCCATTATTTGACCGCCGGTAACTTGTGTTTACTTGATTTACTGAATCGGGCAAAACCATCGAGAGTACGAAAGCCCAGATAACCTAATGCGGGTGTCGCTAGCATCAGTGCAATATTCCAATCAGGTTCAGGCATAGCTATCAGATGTCCAGCGGCAGAAGCAACTGATGCCGCCTGTAATCCAATCGATAACAACAGAACGTAAAAGATCGAGCTATACAGCGACAATCGAGCCATCAGGGGACGGGTGCGACGTACATATTCATCAACTGCGTTATCACCGTTCCTGATAGTTTCTTGCGTCTCATGATGTTCAGCCTGGCCATCTGCCAACACCATTTTTTGCCGATCAAGTTCAATTTGTTGCAATTGCACTTTCAACGCTTCTAACTGAACAAATTGTTCAGGGGGCAGGTTTGCTAGTTTCTGTTCCAATATGCGTTGTCGGTCTTCGGGGTTTACCGCCTGGTTAATGCTTTCAACGATACCAGCGACACCATCGGCAGTGCTCGCCGTGCCGCCGCCGAACCACCCGCCCACCGTGCGTAAAAAGGTGGGGCCAGCTTTAAGCAATACACTGGCAACGGCCGAAAGTGTTATCGGATCCATAGTGCTCCCCAATATTTAATTGTTTTGTGAAATAGTGGGAAAGCAATAAAACCTAATCCGGCGATGGGTAGACTTACCCAACCAATGAAGTGCCAGCCACCCCACGCAGCAATCCAAATGCAACCACCGCTAATACTGCCTATCCCATAATCAAACAACCTGGCATTCCATCTGCTTTTTAATGACTGCGAATATATGAATTCTGAGAAAATCACAAATCCAGAAATAAAGGCCCCACACCACACAGCCACGACATACCAACCTGCAAAGAGTGTTAAAGCCAACGGAACAAAAATAACGGCCACAGAAAGCAGCAACATGAAATATTTAGATTTGAAAAGGCTAAGAAGTTTTACCATTGTTTTTTTCCTTGTAACGTTGGCATTGCCAGGCAATATCAGTAGGGGCGACTGAATCCCATCCCCGCATATAAAAAGCGGCATGAGTTCCATCGCATCCGGTGTAATCAACTGGCTCAGGCTTGGGGCCATTTGCCAGCCTAAATAACACTTCTTTTTTTAGCCGGTCACGGCGACCAGCACGACAACTGTCATCCCAGCCTTTACCCATGATTAGCTTCGGGTTACTGAATGAGAGCCGCCCACAACTTCCCAACAAGCGTTAGCAACCGCATCCAAACGATTGAACCAACCGTTCAGATATTTAGCCTGGGAAGAATTGGATTTAATGATGTCGGCGTAATAGCGGCTGCGACGCAGGAGGTAGCGAGTTAACAGCCACTCAGGGTCAGCGCTGATAACCGCAGCGGTGGTTTTAGGGCCAACAATGCCGTCAGCTACAACCCCTGCCGCTTCTTGTAGCAGACAAAGGGTTTTTTTGACGCCATGCTGCACCGCTGAATCAAAGACCAGCAGGGAAATGCCATCTGGCCAATCAGGGCAGTAGGAGGGATACCAGTAGTCGCGGTAATAAATTTGCGTGACCTGGTCTAACGTGAGGTCTTTGATTCGCGTGTCGGGTTTGCCATCACCATTAACATCGGTCATGCCATCAGCTAAACCGTCACGTTTATCGGAGATCCCCCAATGGGTTTCTCCACCTTTGTCCGTAGGGTCATTGACATAGCCCCCTTCGGAGCCAAGAACAAAAGCGATAGCATGAAGTAATGCAGGGGAGGAAATAACAGCGTTCATTTGCACCTCTGGAACATAGAAACCGGTTAATCCGGTATTTGTTCCAGTGTGCTACGGGCATAAAAAAAGCCGGATTAACCGGCTTCATTGCATCTTATCTTATGCGACTAATTCCAAGTAACAAAACCTTCAATCATGCAGCCGACTGCGGGAGTTTTTCCGAATGCATAGGATTTTGTGGTGAACTTATAACCATCAACCATATCAGAATCCTCATTAAAATTAAGTGCGGACTTTTGAATCACGCCTTTAATTTTATTTGTAGTCTCCGTTGTAACATTCTGCATAGCGACTTTTGCGAGTTCTGTACAAACAGCAACAACATGTTGGGCTTCAACTTTTGAATCTTTGCCAGGCAGAAAACTAAGGACTGATATCGAGTCAGAAGCGATAGAGTAAATATCACCATTAACTCGCGCACTTTTTATCTCGGTGCTATCCGAGGCTTCAGCATCTTTCCACTTATCAGCCTTAACCAAGCCCAATGCATCGAATCGTTTAACCAGTGTATTTTCATCCGGTAAGCGCGTATCAGCAAGGGCAATATTCATGCTGAATGATAATGTGAATAAAAAACCGATCAGCTTAGTCCCAAACATGTCCATTGCTCCTTAAAATAGTTCCGGTTGTCTTTTCTTACTTTCTAACTTTCTCATCCGTCTGATAGCTTTATACACTGTTTTATAAGTCACATGATAGCGCTCAACCAGTTCATGAATGTTATGCCCATCAAAATCGCGCCAGATACGCATATCACGAACCAAATCCTCTAACACCTGACCGCGCGGAAAATAGACCTGACTGCCGCCAATCTGCTTGCTGATTGCTACTACCAGTTCCAATGAATGCTTACCGTTACCGCCCAACCGTTCCAACTCACAGCGCAATAGTTCATTTATCTGCTTCAATAACTCAGGGAAACGGCCACGTTCAGAATCTCCCCCTTCCAAGTGCTCCAGAATAGAATCATCCTGACTATCGTCGAATAGCTCTAAGTTATCAGCCATTTTGCTCACCTCGATTACGCGCTAACCACTCTTTCCCGCCAGGCATGGTTGATACATCTTGGCCAAGCCGGTTCATATGGCTCAAATATTCATCACGCCGACGCTCATGATCGACTACATTGCTAGCCGCGTTTTTTTCACGGGCGGCAATATTGCTGGATTGTGCAAATACCTGTTCAGATGACTGATAGACCGTCTTCAAATAGTTATGATTTGATAACGGTTTTTTATCCCCAAGCGCACGTTTCTCACGAATACGCTCAACAGTTTCACTAAGTGCATGGGCCAGAACGCGACCTGGCGCGTAAAGCTCTAATACTTCGGATACCAACTTGAGGGCGCGGCTATTGCTTAGGTTGGATTTTTCACGGCGAAATAGACCGATATAAGCAACAAGATGCCGCGCACAGCTACCAGGTAGGTCTGCAATTATTTTCAGTAGCTGACGGCTGGCATCATCTTCACACAATGCTTCAAGATGCCAATCAGTGTGACAGATAGGACAACGGCTGAGTTTCATAAGCTGGCCTCATAGGCATTGGCAATAACGGGATAATCACGCGACTCATCACCGGTCATAGGATTAACTGGCAGAGTCTTACGGCGAGCTATCATTGATTCGAGCATCAGCCGGATATGCCACTGTTTGATGCACTCAAGCACACGGAACGCTAGCCAGCCATCAAGCCAACCCACTTCGGCAACACCAACACCTTTATTGAGCTGCGAGGTCATGCGTTTAACATAGGCGTTCAGTGCCAGCTCATCATCGCTACCGACAAATCCATGTAAAAACATGGTGTTCCAAACGGCCCGAATTTTAGGGATTTCCGCAGCCCGTGAAAGGCCTTTTGAATTGGGTTTAACGCGGGGTGTAGGCTTCTTGAAACGGCGTTTAAAACCGCGCTGTTGGAATTCGGAATACACATCTTGCAGTTCCTGATAAGACATCACGGAGCAGCTTGTTTTACCATTAGCAGCATTGGCCAGTAATACCCGATATGTATCGTCATCAAGTTTTAATTGCGCCTTAGCAATATGAATTAGGCGTATAAGTTGAGGCTTATTCATAGTCTTTCCTCGATTTAGGCGTAAGCCAGCCCTGACGGGTTTACGCCATATTTAAAGTGGTTTAATAAAGTTTTAAATTATCCTGCGGGAGTTAATGCCTTAATATTGGCAAACCAAGGTTCAAGACTTATTTCAACAATAACCCCCTGATTAAAGTCACCCGCTGCTGCAACTGTTCTGACTGCTTTACCACCCCGTAATACTTTATTGGGCTGATAAATAAAGCCACTGCCAACAGGGTATTTTTTATTAAACTCTTTAGCGTTCATTCAAACCCCCGCGATATCTAAGCTGATTTGCACATATTTACCATTTCCCAGACGCTCATAAATCCGCAAATACTGACTGGTGCCACTAATCTGGATTGAATCAGCGATAGCATCCATCGCTTCCAGCCAGCGTGGGTCATCAATATCAACCTGACGTAATCTTAAAACTTCATTGATATCAATGCGGCCTTGTTTATTGACGCGAAAAGCATGATCCACCAGAGCTTTGATTTTGTCATCTGCACCATCTGACCACTCAGTTACACAGTCATCAATCAGCTTTTTTGCTGCCTGAATCCGCTCATCGAATACGCGATGGTCGCCCACAGCACGCAATATTTTAAACTGACCATCAAAGCTCGGCAGTGTCACATTGCCCTTGGTGCCACCATATTCCACACCGTACTCTTTGGATGACAAGTCAATGAAGTCCTCTATTTGCTTCATTGATGCAGCTTTGAAAGCTGCCATGGCCACGCGCAGCGCCTTAGCCGCTTCAACAATACTTAACACCGTATCATCACGCAGATTATCAATAGGCCGAATTAAATTTTCTGGTACAAGATAGCCTTGACCATTCCGACGATAGCCAGATTGTTCGATTTCTTTATTCATGGTTATTTCCTTTGTCCAGAATACTGCAATATGTTTTAAAGACTCTCTGAGTGAAATGAATCAGTGCATCGCACCCCTCACGTTGGTCATTAGCTTCAGGTACACCCGGAACAAGTAATTGTTCATTAATTCGCGAGTGACGTGCATTTATCTCAATAGATTCACGCACTTCTTTTTCTAATCCTTTAATTACCGGTAAAGCTCCATTGGGAAGTGTTTTGCCAAATTCAATTAGCCCACTGGCCCAGGCATATGCAATGAGTGTCATTTTCTATCTCCAATAAATAATGCAACCTTGAATTGTTGTGGCTGAGACTGCGTGATAGTTGTGCGCTTTACGTTTAAGGTCGGCATCAGGTGCTTTTATTTCCACGATGGGGCGGGAACGGCTCACATTCACATGTTTAATTTCAACATTTCGCCGTTGCAGCCAGCCGAGCGCATTAACCAGTTTGGTTGGATTAATCATATTGAAATGCCCTCTAAATCTTTTACCGCATCACGAATATGTTTTTCGCCAAGCCTTTCATTGCTACCGGTGGCAAACATAGACGCTAACCGCAAGGTGTGTGAAATAGTCCGTAATGCCCCTGGTTTCTCTGACAGCATTTGGATCAGTTCACGCTCAGCCTTATCAAATAAGCCCCAGGCGTCGGCGATGGCATCAACATCAGCCTTTTTAGTTTTTAGGATGGAAACCTTTTTAGCGATACGGCTAAATAAACGAGCAAAGTCCATATTGCGGCTATTACCGCCCGTTAACTTGCTATATACCTGATGGTTACCTACCAATGTCAGACCAACAGCGGTTTCTTCCTGCAAAATACGCAGTTCTTCTAATACCGGATATTCCAGATGGTCAGCTTCATCGATAATAATTAATCCATTTGTTCCACGTAATTTGCGACGAATAGCGCGGCCTAATTGACCAGAACGGCGGGGAGCATCACCAATACCAATTTCTAGTGCCAGCTCATATAGACACTCACTGAGGCTGGCGCGGGATGGTGAAACCGTAATCAGCCAGACGTTAGGACGGTCTGCAACGAACTGTTGCAAAGAGCGAGTTTTCCCTACACCGGAATTACCGTAAATCACCGTGATGCATTGTGCTATTTGTGAGTATTGCAGCGCATTCCAAATTTGTTTTACTGTGCGAGTTTCAATGAAATCAGGGGCTGCTGGCATTTCAGTGGTACGGCGTTTACGGTTATCCAGCCAGACACTTAATTTAGTTGCGATATTATGATTGTCACCCTTATATTCACCTTTCATAAACTGTGAAATAGAGCCGGTTGAAATGCCGACTTCACGCGAAACCGCAGCATAAGTGACATCGGAGCTGTCTACGATATTTCTGATGGCTTCTCGTATATCAACAATTTTTTCTTGCTGTTGTTCTAAATTAATAACGTTATTCATTATATATCTCCGTTAAATCTGTTTATTTTGAAAGGCGCTATAAAGCTGAGTTATTGCATTACCAAAGGCTTCTTCTGATTCATCTGCGTCAATATCTTCCTCCACTAATTGCCGCCTCATGGTATTGCCATTAGGGCGCAAGATTTCTACCACCCTTGACTCTGGCGGGGCGGGTGGAACGGTATCAGGCATAAGTTCTGCGGCTTCTAGCGTAGACATTCTTTTTTGTGCTGCTGCCGCTTCTTTAGTTCGTTTAATAAATTGAGTGCGATTTCTTTTATGTTCACGCGCCGCTTGAGTATCACCAAAGCCCACATTTTCAATACATTGAGCTTCGCCAATAAATCTGCCATCCAGCGTGTAGCACAGAACGCTGTTATGCAGGTTTTGTGGATCAAAACGGATAATGACTTTATTCGGTTTCAAGCCAATCAGACGTTCGCTGTAATAACGGTTACGACGCTGATTAATTTTCCCACCGGCTTCCATGACAAAGGTGCCTGATTCACTGATTCGAACCGCTTCTGCTGGCAACAGCAATAAGCGACGCTGTTCAGCTGTAGCCTTGCGAATTAGGCTCTGCTGATAGCTTTCTTCAAACGCCTGATCAAACGACATAACACCACGGCAAATCTCGGTTTGGCGATTAGGGCGACGATTCCAAAAAGCTATCCCCTCTGCTAACGCCTTGAGGAATATATCGGCATCAACGGCACGTTCACCGTAATTATCGGGCTTATCCATTGGGTTATCGCCGGTATGAGCGCCTGATAACAAAGGATGTTTATCTACCGTTTCACCCAGACCACCATGAGAAAATGCACGTTCTACCGGTTTTGCCTGCCCATGGCCACGGCCAAATAAGACGCTAGTCCAATGCAGTTTGATACCCAACAATGGGATGATCCCCATCGGGTCATCTTCTTTAACCTTGAATCGATAACGGTTAGGAACACCACCGGTAAGCCACTTGTTTGCCGCTGCGCGGGTGTTATCAATGGTCAGTTGTTGTGGTATACCGTAGTTTTCTATCAAGTCGGAAAGTGAAAGCCGAATTGAATCAGAGTTCTCACTTACATCTGTGCGCCAGGCTAATATTTTACGGGTGCGTATATCTTGCCAAATCCATGTTTTCGGCCGCAGTATTTCGCCGTTATGCCAACGAACAAATACGTTATGTTGATATCCATCACCATTTACCCATTCCATCGCGGATAGGTCAGCAACCGTACGCTCTTGAGCTGGGTAAAGACGCATGACAGCATGTTGCCCTTCGCGTAAGAGAACTCGCTGTTCAACGGGGATTTCACGTTCCATCTTGCGGCGCATAGAAGACATGCTTGGAATCATCCAGCCATGAGAAAGCGCAACTTCTTCCAGTCGAGCAAATGCGGTGCGGAAAGCTGGACGCTCGGGACGCAGAAAGTCTGCTAAAAAGAAATCCCAGGCTTCCTGATCACAATCAGCTTCTTTCTTTTTTCGTGCTTCAATACTTTTCCCGTACTGGCCAATCAAAGCCGCCATCCAGTCTTCACGGGCGAATTTACGTGCTGTGTAGTACCAGCGGCGAATTGAAGCTACAGAAGAACCATGTGTTTCAGCCACAGCATCAAAAGCAGTAACAACATCAATGCCGGTGTCAGTCAATGTCGCCACCGCCTGAACAGCCTCGGTTTTCTTTTGCGCAGCATTTCGTTGCTTTTCTGTTGCTATATCCCAATCACGCCACAAAAGCTCACGACAATAGTTATTAACCGGCTCAGATTTCGGTAAGAAAAAAGGTTTGTTATTAATTTCAACTGCACCACGGGCTTTCAATACCATTGACCTGGCAACCGGCGATAAGCAATTAATATGGTACTCAATTGCTTTTGAACCTTGACGCTTGCGCATCTGGCTCTCAGTGGCATTCTTTTTCAACCGATTACTGATATTGAAGGGTGCCGTCGGCATATTCGGCAGCCCGACGCATTCTTGTGCTGTTAGCCAAATATCCATTGGTTCAATCCGTAATCTGTTGTGGATAACGGCTTGGCCAGATCACCGCTGGCGAAACCTTGAGAACATCAGCAACCATCTGCTCATATTTGGGACACTTACGGTCTAACACATTCCGTAAGGTATCTTGGTTCAATCCGGCTTCACGTGACAGCTTGCGTAGATTTGTACCTCGAATTTCTAACTCAGCGCGTATTTTTGCGCGATGCCAATCAAGGCTACCTTGCGCTTGTTCACCCATCAT